GTACTAACTCACTTGACCGTCTCCATATCCCCCACAGTGATGTCTTCTACGTGCGACAGGCAGTTGAGGCACACTATGGGCGTTCATTTACATTGAAGCACGTAGAGGACGCTATGAGGGCAGAGGGGTGGACAGAAAGTAATGAGTAATGTTTGAGGCATGGATATTGGTCTGCGTAATGTCACAAGCAGGTGAATGCTTTGCTGTTCAAGATACCCGTGGTCCTTATACGTCTCACGAGCAGTGCTACGAACGTACCATTGAAATGGGCGTAGACGTGCTGACAAACATTCCGGGTCACAAGCCTATAAACTGGCGTTGTGTTAAGATTGAAGGTAGTATGACGTAATGGCTATTCCTGAGAGAGTAAAGAATAAGATGAAGGCAGAGGGTCTGTCTGGCGTGAACAAGCCTAAGAAGACACCTAGCCACCCTAAGAAGTCACATGCCGTGATGGCTAAAGAGGGTGACACATACAAGTTTATACGCTTCGGTCAGCAGGGCGTCAAAGGTGCTGGCAAGAGTCCTACGACGGCAAAGGACAAGGCACGTAAACGCAGTTATTATGCACGGCACGATGCGCAGGGTAAACCGACCACTAAGCTGTCCGCGAAATACTGGTCGCATAAAGTCAAATGGTAAAAGGAAAGAAATAATGGAAGGTTACACCACACCCCAACTGAAAGCCATGCTGAACAAAAACAGTGGTGCATCAGCAGACGAAGTACGTTCTGCTATTCGTGAACTAAAACGGCGGGGTGAGACAACTCCTCCTCCTAAAATGGTAACAGGTGGTCGTCGTAAAAAGGGTCCACTGCCTAAGCCAAAGGCACGTATGATGCGCGGCGGTATGGCAAACAAAAAAGAACACATGTACGCTGCCGGTGGTGCTGTCATGGATAACCTGACTTCTGCACAGAAGAACATGGTCAAGAAGATGGCAGCGGCTAACAAAAAGTAATGCACCCTGTCGAACAGGACATTCGCAACTGGTCACACAACTTCCTTGAAGTACCTAGTGCGAAGTTGAATGGTCTGCCTCCATGTCCATACGCAAAGCAAGCGTGGCTGGACAATAAGGTCACATTCAATATTAATACTGGGCTAGATGCACTAGTAGATGCCGTGCATCAGTTTGAGTCCCACGACTATGACATAGTTGTGTGGGCTAGTGAATACATGCCAGACATGGAGTATCTGAACGGCTTCTGTGACGGCATGAACGAGGCACTGTCTATTCAGGGCATTGACTTGCACCTGATGCAGTTCCATCCAGACTATAGCGCAGATGAAGCTGGTCTGGATTTTTTACTACAAGAAGGAGTCAGCGACCCTAACCTTGAGTATTGCATGGTGTTTGTGCAGCGTTTGTCTGTACTGGACGATGCGTCCCTGAGTCTGGAAAAAAGTAATTATTACAAAAATTTTCCAGAAGATGTGTATCAAAGCCTAGTCATAGACAGAAGGAGACTTAGAAATGGCAAACACAAAGAAAACTGATAAGAAATCAGACTTCTCAAAGATGGTCAAAGAACTTGGCCTTACTAAAGCTGAAATTGCAGACATGCTTGGCCTTACCAAAGAAGTTCGCGGTAAGGGACAAGGCAAATATTCCAGCTACAATAAAGGTGGTGTAGCAAAGAAAGCTGCCCCAAAGAAAATGATGCGCGGTGGTGCCGTAGCAAAAAAGAAAATGCGTGGCGGTGGCATGGCTAAAACTGCGAATAATAAGCGTGGTAAGTAGTGGTAATCGACTTCAGCCAAGAAAAGAAAGCCGTAGTTAAATATCTGGGTTGGGCTTTGCTCTACATGGGCAAGCCCTTCACAGCTATTGGCAATTGGTTCTGGAAGAAGCACCGTGCTGTGCTGGATTGGAATAAATAATGGTACAGCCTATATCCTTTGACACTGCCACCGAAAGTATCACCGTGACTGCTACAGCCGGTGGTGCAAGCAGCAATGTTGTCTACACTGTGCCGAACAACCACGACGCTACTGTGGAGTTTCTGCACATCAGTAATGGCGCAGCTTCTACAGACAACGTATCACTTCAGTGGTACCACAAAGAAGAGGATGCGTATTATACCATCTTAAATGCTAAGGCTATTGCTGGTAACGATGTCTACAATATGATTACATCTGACAGACTACACCTACACGCTGGCGACAAGATTACAGCATTTAACGGTGGCGGCAGCAACATGGGCGTAACCATATCTGTCAAAGAATACTTTAACCCTGCCCGTAGAGCATAGGAGAATAGGAGAGATGCCCCTCACACCTAAAGGACAAAAGATTAAATCCGCTATGACCAAGAAGTATGGGGAGAAAAAAGGTGAGCAAGTTTTCTACGCAAGTGCCAACAAAGGAACAGTTAAAGGTGTGGAGAAAGTCAAAGAACTCAAGAAGGGCGGGGCAGTTAGAAAAACTAGCAAACCGAAGAAGTCTAAAGCGAAGAGCAAAAGTAGAGTTAATGAAGCTGGCAACTACACTAAGCCAGCCTTGAGAAAAAGATTATTTGAAAAGATTAAAGCTGGCAGCAAGGGTGGTAAGCCCGGTCAGTGGTCAGCACGTAAGGCACAGATGCTGGCACGAGAATACAAGGCAGCAGGGGGTGGCTACAAGTAATGGAAAAGCAAATTGTTGGCGGCTTGATGGCATTGCTGATGGCTCTTGCTGCGTGGAATATGAAAACTGTAAATGACCTGCAACTTGAGATGCGGGAAGTTATGGTAGGTCACGCCACTGCAAAAGACATTGAAGAGTTACGGCAAGACGTGCTACGTCTGCAATGGGTTTTACATGACGAGGCTGTAGACAAATGAAATGAAACACGTCTTTCTCCTATTGGTATTTCTTGGGATAGGAGAAGACAAACGTCAGGTCAGCGGCGACATGTACTTCCGTGACTTGAATGAATGTGTCTGGTATGCACAGAAACTCCATAAGCAGGGAGAGAACATCTCTGCATATTGCTTACCCAAATTAGTGAACGAAGATATGGAGACATACTGATGCTTGCCGAACTTGCCGCAGCAAACGCCGCATTTGCAGTTATCAAGACTGCTGTGCAGAACGGTAAAGAGATAGCGGCTGCTGGTAGTGCCATTGCTCAGTTTGTTGGTGCCAAAGAAACTTTAGAAAAGAAGGCCAACAAAAAGGGTGGAGGTGGCGACCTTGAAGAGTTCATGGCTCTTGAGCAGATACGTGAACAGGAAGAGCAGCTTCGCCAGATGATGATATACCTTGGCCGTCCGGGCCTCTGGTCAGACTGGCAGAAGTTTCAGGCAAAGGCACGTGTAGCACGACGTGAGGCAGAAGAAGAAGTCCGACGTAAACGCAAGCAGTATCTTGAAATAACAATCATTACATTTTTGTTCATTGTAGGACTAGGTGTTCTTGGAAGCGTTATTTTGCTGGCACTACACGCACAAGGAAAGTTATAATAGATTTACTTGACAAATTTACCTGAAAGTGATATAACTTAATCATGGCTATAGCAAAATCTCAACAAAGTCTTAAGAACTGGACAAAGCAAAAATGGCGCACGAAGTCGGGCAAACCTAGTGCAAAGACCGGTGAAAGGTATCTGCCGGAGAAAGCAATAAAATCTCTAACACCAGCCGAATATGCTGCTACAACTAGGGCTAAGAGAGAAGGCACACGTGCAGGTAAGCAGTTCGTCAAGCAGCCAAAAAGTATTGCAAAGAAGACTGCAAAGTTTCGGAGAGGCATGTAATGTTGACCGCACTTATAGGCCCAATTGCTAACCTAGCTGGCACATGGCTAGATGGCAAGGTCGAAGAGAAGAAGGCTCAGTCAGCCACCAAGGTAGCCAAGGCACAAGCTGAAGCTGTAGTAATGCAGAAGAAGGTTACCGGTGAGATTGACTGGGACTTGGAGATGGCTAAAGGTAGTCAGTCTTCGTGGAAGGACGAGTGGCTGACTATTTTGTTCAGCTTGCCTCTTGTACTTGCGTTCATTCCGGGTATGGAAGAAATAGTGGCCAATGGCTTTACGCAGTTAGAAGCTATGCCAGAGTGGTACCAGTATAGCCTTGGCGTTATCGTGGCTGCATCCTTTGGTGTGCGCAGTGCGACTAGGTTTTTCGGAAAGAGGTAGGCGTGGCTGACTGGACATTTGAACGAATCACAAAGTGGAAGCTGCTCCCTCGTTTCATGATGCTGATTATGACCCTGATGTCATGGCGTTGTGCAGAGTGGTTTATGAACTTGGACGCCCCAACAGCAGCACAGTCCGCATTTGTAAGCGTTGTAATGGGTGCCATGACAGGTGCATTTGGCATTTGGATGGGTGGAGAGACAAAGAAATGAAATACCGCAGAGACCGTTTGATTGAAGAACTGGTAAAGCATGAAGGTCTTCGCCTTGAGGTGTATCAAGATACACTAGGCATTAATACTATTGGCATTGGCCGTAATCTAGATGACCGGGGTATTACACAGGATGAACTGGACTGGATGGATTATCCAACCATTGAACATGTTTATTCTGACGGCATCACAGAAGCAGATGCAGTATACCTCGCACAGAATGACGTACAGATTGTCGAAGAAGAACTTCTCCGTGCGCACCCTTGCGTAGAGGATTTGGACGCTGTACGTCAACTTGTACTTGTAGACATGGCATTTAATATGGGTGTGCCACGTCTTTGCAAGTTTAAACTTATGTGGAATGCTATCCACGAAGAAAAATATGACATAGCGTCAAAAGAAATGCTTGACAGCAGGTGGGCAAATCAGGTAAAATCACGTTCTACAAAGCTGGCAAACGCAATGCACAATGGTGAGTTTTAATGGCTAGACAACTAACAGAAAAGCAGCAGAAGTTTCTTGCTGTGCTTTTTGATGAAGCAAGTGGGGACATGGTTCTTGCCAAGAAGATGGCAGGGTACTCTGACGCTACGACAACAACAGAAATTATCAAAGGCTTGAAGGAAGAAATCCTTGAGGCTACCCAGATGTATATGGCACGTAATGCGCCGAAGGCTGCAATGGCTATGACTGGCGCACTGTACGATCCAACTGAACTTGGCATTCGTGATAAGATGTCTGCCGCCAAAGAACTGCTTGACCGTGTAGGTTTGGTGAAGACAGAGAAGATGCAGGTAGAAGCATCAGGCGGTGTTATGCTTATGCCACCTAAAGCTATTGTAGAGGAGGATGACTGATGTCAGATTACTATAATAAATTTAACAAGCGAGAACTCAAAAAAAGGATTAGGGGGGCTAGAGAAAACACAGACCGTAGCCCTGTAATAGAAGTGCAGCTTGGAAAAATGGAAGACAATTACAAAAAACGCTTTGGCAGTTTAGATTTTCGTAAGGGTGGCATGGTAGTATCTGCTACAGATAATCGTAAAGTAAAATGACACGCAGCATAGGCAAGTGGAAGCTACCACAGCCAACCGACATTAAAGAAGAAAACGAATGGGTGCAGATACCTCGTATTGCAAGAACTGTACCCTTCGGCTACAAACAGAGTGAAGAAGACCCCGACATTCTTGACCCTATCAAAGTTGAATTGGACCTGTTAGAGAAAGCACGTAAGTACGTCAATCAGTATTCCTATCGTGAAGTAGCGAATTGGTTGAGTGCAAACAGTGGCAGATACATCTCACACGTAGGATTAAGGAAACGGTTAGCTAATGAACGACAGCGTAAGGACCAAGCTAAAAGCCTCCGCAAGTGGGCAGAATATGCGGAAACGGCAATCGCCAAAGCGAAAGCAATCGAAGAAGCAAGAACCGGCGCAAAAGCCAACGGTTGAGATTGCAGAGGTTTTACATGAAACCAGCAGCATTGAAGAACATGCTAATGTGTTGTTCAAGCCTAACCCCGGCCCACAGACAGAGTTTCTAGCTGCTAGTGAACGAGAGGTATTATACGGCGGAAGTGCGGGTGGTGGTAAAAGTTACGCCATGCTGGCAGACCCGCTTCGCTACATGGGGCATCCACAATTTAGTGGATTGTTATTGAGACATACAACTGAAGAATTGCGAGAACTTATTTTCAAATCGCAGGAGTTGTACCCCAAAATCTGGCCCGGTATAAAGTGGTCAGAAAGAAAGATGCAGTGGACCGCGCCATCTGGCGCAAGGTTGTGGATGTCGTATCTGGATAAAGATGATGATGTCTTGCGCTATCAGGGTCTGGCATTTAGCTGGATAGGCTTTGACGAACTGACCCAATGGGCCACACCATACGCATGGAACTATATGCGAAGTCGTCTACGGTCCACTGCACCTGACTTGCCTATCTTTATGAGGGCTACGACTAACCCCGGTGGGCGAGGACACCAGTGGGTTAAGAAGATGTTTATTGACCCCGCCCCATACAATAGGCAATTTGATGCAACCGACATTGAAACAGGAGAGATACTCAAGTATCCCGCTGGGCATAGCAAAGCAGGAAAATCTCTATTTAAGAGACGCTTTATCCCGGCAAGACTTTCTGATAACCCATACCTTGCGGAAGCAGGAGACTATGAAGCCATGCTTCTCTCGCTTCCAGAACAGCAAAGGCGTCAGCTTCTTGAAGGCGATTGGGACATCAAAGAAGGCGCAGCGTTTACTGAGTTTAATAGGCATATTCATGTTGTGGAGCCTTACCATCTCCCTAGCAACTGGGTCAAGTTTCGTGCATGTGACTATGGCTACGGCAGTTATTCTGGCGTTCTTTGGTTTGCAGTTGCGCCTGACGAGCAACTTATCGTATATCGAGAACTATACGTCAGCAAAGTCCTCGCCACAGACTTGGCTGATATGATACTGGACTTAGAGGCTGAAGATGGGAACATTAAGTATGGTGTGCTGGATAGCAGTCTTTGGCATAAGCGTGGCGATACTGGACCGTCTCTTGCGGAACAGATGATTAGCAAGGGATGCCGCTGGCGTCCATCCGATAGAAGCCGGGGCAGTCGCGTGGCCGGTAAAAATGAAATCCACCGCAGACTTCAGGTAGATGAGTTTACAGAGGAACCTAGGCTTGTATTCTTTAATAGCTGTACAAATGTCGTATCACAGTTACCGTCCATCCCTCTGGACAAGAAAAATCCAGAAGACGTTGACACGAAAGCTGAAGACCATCTTTATGATGCCCTCCGGTACGGTATTATGTCCAGACCCCGGTTCTCTATTTTTGACTACGACCCGCATGGCCGACCATCGACCGGTATGCCGGTAGCTGATTCTACGTTTGGATACTAAAGGAAATAAACATGGCAGACGATGAAATTATGATTGAAGACGACGCCATTGCGTTGGAAGACACAGATGATACTGCTGTTGAAGACGTTGACGTATCTAAAATTATTCCGTTTATTATGGAACGGTTTCAACGATCCGAAGATTATCGGTATCAGGACGAAGAACGCTGGCTTCGGGCGTATCGGAATTACCGTGGTCTTTACGGCCCAGATGTACAATTCACTGAGTCAGAGAAGTCTCGTGTATTTATTAAAGTAACAAAGACTAAGACACTGGCAGCGTATGGTCAGATTGTAGATGTGCTTTTTGCTAATCACCGATTCCCCCTTTCCATTGAACCGACAGAACTGCCCGAAGGTGTAGTGGCAGATGTACACTTTGATCCAAAAGAGCCAGAGCAGCTTCGTGGTGAAACAGCCCTTAGCAGCCCCTACGGCTTCGCTGGTGACGGTCAAGACCTTCCTCCGGGGGCTACTGCCCAATCTCTGCTAGACAAGCTGGGAAGCATGTCTAACAAGCTGGAGCCTATTGAGGATAAACTCAAAGAAGGACCGGGCAAAACTCCATCTGCTGTCACGTTTAGTCCTGCAATGATTGCAGCTAAGAAGATGCAGAAGAAAGTACACGATCAACTTGAAGAGTCAGGTGCCACTAAGCACCTGCGTAATTCTGCATTTGAAATGGCATTGTTTGGTACTGGCGTCATGAAAGGCCCGTTTGCTTCTGACAAGGAGTATCCTAATTGGAATGAAGACGGTGAGTATGATCCTGTCTTTAAGACCGTGCCACAAGTTGAGCATGTGTCTGTTTGGAACTTTTACCCTGACCCAGACGCAAACAATATGGATGAAGCGCAGTATATTATTGAACGGCATAAAATGTCTCGTTCACAACTGCGCAATCTAAAAAAGCGGCCCTACTTCCGTAGTCAAGTTATTGACGAAGCCATCCGCTTGGGTGAAAACTACGACAAAAAGTATTGGGAAGACGATCTGTCTGACTATGCACCAGAACACGGTATTGAACGCTTTGAAGTTCTTGAGTACTGGGGTATGGTTGATACCGAAATGCTTGAGGAACAGGGAGTAGACATTCCTAGAGAATTGCAGGACTTTGATGAACTGCAAGCAAATGTGTGGGTTTGTAACAACCAACTGATACGCATGGTACTCAACCCATTCAAGCCAGCCAAGATTCCATATCACGCTGCTCCATACGAACTCAATCCATACAGCTTCTTTGGTGTAGGCATTGCAGAGAACATGGACGATACGCAGACGCTGATGAACGGCTTTATGCGTATGGCAGTGGACAACGCTGTACTGTCGGGCAATCTGATTGTGGAAGTAGATGAGACCAATCTGGTGCCGGGACAAGACTTGTCGCTGTATCCGGGCAAGGTATTCCGCCGTCAGGGTGGCGCACCCGGTCAGGCTATCTTCGGTACGAAGTTCCCTAATGTATCTTCTGAGAACATGATGCTGTTTGACAAAGCACGTGTGCTGGCAGATGAAAGCACTGGCTTCCCATCATTTGCTCACGGCCAGACTGGCGTGTCCGGTGTAGGCCGTACTGCCAGCGGTATTTCTATGCTGATGGGTGCTGCTGCGGGTGGCACAAAAACAGTAATTAAAAATGTAGACGACTATTTGCTGCGTCCGATGGGCGAAGGGTTCTTCCGCTTCAACATGCAGTTTGACTTTGACCCAGATATCAAGGGCGATCTTGAAGTCAAGGCACGTGGCACAGAAAGCCTGATGGCTAATGAAGTACGCAGCCAACGTCTTATGCAGTTCTTGCAAGTTGCAAGTAATCCAGCATTGGCACCCTTTGCTAAGTTCCAATACATTATTCGTGAAATTGCGAAGTCAATGGACTTAGACCCCGACAAAGTAACCAACAATATGGATGAAGCCGCCCTACAAGCAGAAATCATGAAGGGCTTCCAAGCACCTCTACCTGAAGGACAAGAGGGTACACCTCCTCCTCCGGGTGCAAATGCTATGGATACCTCCGGCGCAGGTGGTGGCAATATTGGTGTAGGACAGGCTCCTGTGCCGGGTGAACAAGGATTTAGTGCAAATGGACAAACAAATATTGAGCAAACTCAAACCGTGGGTGGGCAACAACCGCCAATGGGAGGCGTTCAGTAGCTACGTTGATGCTGTAATTGAAATGCAGCAGAAAGCGTTGGAACAAGCAGACGACAACGTAATGATGTACAGATCACAAGGTGCGATTGCAGCATTGCGTAAACTTAAAACACTAAGGGATGAAGTCAATGGCTCTCAATGAACAAATGGAAATGTTTGAAGATGGTGGTCTTATGGATGAAGGCGGCACGGTAGACCCTGTGTCTGGCAACGACGTGCCACCCGGCTCTACGCAAGAAGAAGTGCGTGACGACATTCCTGCGCAGCTTAGTGAGGGAGAGTTCGTATTTCCTGCTGACGTTGTGCGTTACATTGGTCTGGGCAACTTAATGCGTATGCGTCAGGAAGCTAAGATGGGTTTGAAGCTGATGGATGAGATGGGTCAGATGGGCAACAGCGAGGAAGCTACGATGCCAGATGATCTACCCTTTGACATTAATGACCTTGACATGGATGACGAAGAAGAGTATAATTCATCTAATGATGATTTAGAGATGCAGGTAGGTGGTTTTGTTCCCGCCCCGCAACAGCAACAACAGCAGTTTGGTATTGCAGGTTACACACCGGCACAGCAGCCAACGACAGGTTTTGCGCAGCAGCCCGTACAGGCAGCATCTCAACAGTTTGTACAGCAGCCTACAATGGCACCTGCCGCTGCACCAGTACCAACAATGCAGCAGTATCAGCCTTCTGAAATTCCTACATTCCAGCAGTTTACTGGCGGCGGCTTTGGCGAGTACGATGAATTGCGTGAGTACCGCAATGAATCAGGCAATGTAATGATGATCCCATTTAAGGGCGGTAGTCCTATTAGCCCTATTCCTGAAGGGTACACGTTTTATGACCCAGAGGAAACTGCCACAGAAGAAGTGACGACGACACCGCAGACAACGCAGACAACGCGGGTAGTAGAACGGGATGATAGCGATGAAAGAGACGATGGTCTTGGGCCGGGTGGCGGCAGAGTAGGCATGGGTGGTTTTTCTGACGGAACTGGTCGCAGACAAAATGCGACTATCATGGGTGTATCGTTTGATATGGGGAAAGGTCTCATGGGCGGTGCTATGGGCGTTGGGGCAACGGCTCTTGGTCTTGCTACAGGAAAACCTATACCGGCAGATGCTACTGCTACTTTTACATACGATAATGCAACATACACTGTATCCGGTGATGAGTATAATGACTTAAAAAAGTCAGGTTACACGGGAGATTTGGCTGACAAAATTGTAGCATCTCTTAAAACTGAAAGCGGTGTGCGCAAGGGAAGTATTGAATATAATAAAGAAACTGGAACCTTTAAAGATAAAAAATCTGGTGAGACTTTCCAAGATAGAGATGATGACGGCGACGGCATTGGCGATATCCTAAACAAAACGGGTCAAAGTATTTACTCTAAAGTGGATAAAGATGATCTCCTTGGTTCTGCACAAAAAATGAACCAATCTGAAAAGGACATTGCATCCGCTTTCAATGATGCACAGTTTGAAGCGTTTGACTTTGGTGATGATAGCGATGACGGCGGCGGCAGCGCATCAAGTGGAGGCGGTAGCAGCAGGACAGATTGGAGTGCTAGTGACCAATCTTCTTTTGACGCTACTCGTGACGAGATTGGTCTTGCTTCTGGTGGTCTAGCATCAAAGAAAAAACCCAAAGCCAAAAAGATGAAGCGTGGTGGACTAGCTTCTAAAAAATAGTCCACACATATGTTGGCCTACCCATCCCCCACCCCCGACAGGTGTGGCTACGTTGGCCCCAACTTGGAGTAAAACAAAATGGCAGAAGCCGCAGAAATCATGGCTGAAGAAATGCAGTCACCTAAGAAAGTTGCGTTTGCAAATCGTAAGTATAGCAACGAAGAAAAACGCAAGATGGAAGAAGAAGAACTTGAGCAACTTCTTAAAGTACAAAAAGGTGAAGTAATTACAGAAGAAGTTGAAGAAGCCGAAGAAGAGCCTACAAACGCAGAAGAAAAAACATTTAAGAAGCGTTACTCTGACCTTCGTAGGCATCAGCAAAAGCAAGCCGAAGAATTTAAGACAGAACTTGCAGAACTAAAACGTCAACTAGCCGACGCTACAAAGAAAGAAATGAAGCTGCCTAAGTCCGATGAAGACATTGAGCAGTGGGCAGCAGACTACCCAGACGTAGCAGCTATCGTTGAAACAATTGCAATGAAGAAGGCACGTGAGCAATCTAGCGCACTTGAAGAACGCCTCAAAGTAATTGACGAGATGCAAAATTCTGCAACAAAAGAAAAAGCAGAAGCAACACTAATGCAACTGCATCCTGACTTTGACGAGATTAGGGACAGTGACAGCTTCCACGAGTGGGCAGAAGAACAGCCAAAGTGGGTACAGGATGCACTGTATGAGAACGATAACGATGCACGTTCTGCTGCTAGGGCAATTGACCTCTACAAAGCTGACATGGGTATTAGCAAAAAGAAGCCCAAGTCAGACAAGGAAGCGGCCAAGTCTGTGTCTACAAAGAATAGTCGCAGTAAACCGCAGGAAACAGACGAGTCATCATACCTGAAAGAATCAGATGTACAACGTATGTCGCCGCAAGAGTATGAGAAGAACTCTGACGAAATCATGGAAGCTATCCGTTCTGGAAAGTTTGTCTATGACGTTTCTGGTTCAGCCAGATAAAAAAAGTGTTGACAAGTAGTTATATATCAGTATAACTATACTCAATAAAGGTGTAAGTGGGTTCGCTACCTGCTTACGCCTAATCCGCAAACACCTCAGTCTTATGGATTACCTGACGAGCATGGCCCGTTGACAAGCTGGGCGGCCACCTAGTTTAAGATACGCACCCATAGTGAATCAGCCTCTGATTAGTCTGGTGAGTTTGCATCTGTAAAATGCTAACTTAGGAGAAACCATCATGGCATTCGCAACCACTGCGGGTTATGGTAATCTTCCTAACGGTAATTTTTCGCCCGTCATTTACAGCAAACAGGTGCAGCTTGCTTTCCGCAAGGCCGCTGTTTGTGAAGCAATCACCAACTCCGATTACTTCGGTGAGATTGCTCAGATGGGTGATTCCGTTAAGATTATCAAGGAACCCGAAATCACTGTTAAGGCTTACGAACGTGGTACAACCATTACCCCGCAAGACCTTGACGACGAAGACTTCAGCCTGACCATTGACAAAGCTAATTACTTTGCATTCAAGGTTGATGACATTGAAGAGGCACACAGCCACGTTAACTTCCAGAGCCTCGCCTCTGACCGTGCTGCTTACCGCCTCGCTGACCAGTTTGACCAAGACGTTCTTGGTTACCTGTCTGGTTACAAGCAGTCTGCACTTCATGGAACTGCAGACACTGTCAATGACGTAGTCAACGGCACGAACGCTGTTGGTTCCGCTACTGACGAACTGCTTGCAAGCATGAAGCTGGACGCATCTGATTTTAACTCCGGTAGCGCAGGGGATGCTATTGCTATCCTGCCACGTACCGGTGCTGGTGCTGCTCCAACTGATGCTGGTGATGCTAACCCACTGCAGGTTATCGCCCGTATGTCCC